TGATGAAGCCCGGAACTATGCCATTGATGAAGCTGGACGATTCAGTGATCCTGACGATCACATTGACTCCGCTCGGATTGGCATCTTGGCTTTGATTCAAGGTGACGCATGGCTCATAGCCATGAAGGTCGTGTCGGACTGGGGATTCTCGGTTGCCACCACTTTTATTGAAAGGCATAGTATGGAATGGACGCTTGCACATCCTCTTCATGATGTTGATGACATCATTGAGATGGCTGATAGTTTGTTTGGGCAGGAGGCTGATGGCATCTTGACGAGGGACAGGAATGTCTTTCGCAAGAATGTGACGTTGACTGCTACGCATCAGTTGTTTGACAAGGGCCGGGAGTTCTTGGCTGTTTGTCGGCAAAAGCAAGAATACGAGAAGGTTGTGATTGACGGCTTTGTTGATTACATGTGCAAGGAGCCTAAGCTGCTGGCTTACTGTTGGTTTGACCGTGGTGGGTATACTACCTACTCAAATGAAGAGATCAGCAACGCCAAGTTCCACCATGTTGACTTGTCTCTTCCTGCCAAACAAAGAGTTCGGTTAATCAACGAGATGATTGATCAGCATATATTGTGGGCACATAGCTGGGGTATTCCGGTTATCTGTTCAACAAGTATTCGTGCTGAACATACTGCTTTTATGAAGATTCATAAGAAACGTGGATTTACTGTCAATGGCAGCTATGCCTGGGTTAAGACGGAAGAAGCCATGAAGGGTTTGAAATGAAAATACCTAAAGACGCTGATATTCTTTTTGGCGAGATCAGACCAGAAGGTACTCTTGTTACTTCTCCTGAGGAGCTGGAAAAGAAGAAGAAGTACATGAAGATGAAGAGGCTTGAGAAGAGAGCTATGGGCTTGGCTACTGGCGAAAAGTTTCCTAAGGAAGAAAAGGCCTCAAATCTTTCTACAGAAAGCCAAAAAGGCAGGACCAAGTCAATTGTCAACAGGGTTACCGAATACGGTGCTTTGTTCAACAAGCTCAATGAGGAGCGGCTATCCAAAGGTCTGCCTCCCCTGAAGACGGCTATGGAAGTTTTGATTGATGCCATGCAGTCAGAGGAGATTGACATCAAGGACAAGGCCAGGATTGCTGATAAGCTGGCTCCCTTTGAATCCTCGAGAGCGCCTATTATCTCGATTGAGCATGTCAATAACGTCAACAAAGAGGAAGAGGTTTCTGCTGACGATGCCTTGGATGACTTCTTGACGGCTTTGCGTAAAGTTTGACATTAGATTGACGATAAAAAAGGTCTGTTGCATAATCTGTTTATGACAAGCAGACCAAGCAAAGACCTTACGGGGCAAGTTTTCGGCAGGTTAACTGTTGATGGATTTAGTCATATAAAAAAATATGACAGCGGCAGAACGCAAGCCATGTGGCATGTGACTTGTTCTTGCGGCACAAAAAAAATTGTGTACGGCAACAACATGCTAAACGGTAGCGTTAAAGGTTGTGGTTGTTTAAGAAAAGAAGGCTTAAACAAAAAAGAGCGTGGCGAGGCCAGTTTCAATTCCAGATATGGAATGTACAAAAAAAGCGCAGAGCGAAGGTCATTTGAATTTGATTTAACAAAAGACCAATTTAGATCTATTGTGGTGCAAGACTGTGCGTATTGCGGCGGCGCTCCTTCTGGGGTTCACCATGCCACCCACTGCTATGGATCTTTTGTTGGTAATGGAGTAGATAGGATTGACTCTTCAAAAGGATACACTATTGACAACTGTGTGCCTTGTTGCAAAACTTGCAATCACATGAAGCTGGACCATTCTGTTGAGCATTTCATAAATCATATGCAAAAAATTTTGCGGCATTTGCGTAAAGTGTGATAATCCGAATACTTTCATGAAAGGTTAGTATGTCCACAAACTTCCTGTACGCCCAATCGCCTAACCGCAAGGGCAATGTCTCCAAACACACTCCCGGATCTGGTGGCGTTACTGCTGTCTGCGGTCCCAAGCATGGCGTGTCTGGCCCCACTGGTCAACAAGGCGCTCCTAAAGCTACTGGCAACATTGCTAGTCGCAATCAAAAGGTAATGGTCAGCACCCACGCTGATTACTGTGGCACATGCATGAACGATGGCTACATGAAAAACTCTTCTTACAACAAGTGAGGTAACCATGTCCTACGGCAAAGTAATCTCTGGTGGCAAGGCCATGACCAATGGTCTGACCAAAGGCATCAACAACAAACTCAAAGGTTTTGAAGAAGGCCACAAACGTAGCGCATTGCTGGCTACTGCTGTTGGCAAGACCTTCAACCAGAACCCTCTTTCTGACAACCACTTGAATGACATCAACGTGGCGGCAGCTAAGAAGTTCACTGTCCCGAAGCTCCCCAAATCTGTTTGAAAGGTAATGTATGGCAACGTATGATATTGCAGCACTGAAAGAAGATCTTCCAACAGCCAAAGACCTTGCTCAATTTGTCTATGACAAAACGAGCATTGCTCTTGACCTGGTTGGTAAGCCCAAAGAGGAACAATACCAAGTCGCCAAAAACGCCTTGGAAGGAAAGAAGATCCCGTCTGATTACCAGACCGATCTGAATCCTTACATTGACCGTAAGGAACTGATCCCTGTTGACGATAAGCGTGTCTTGCCTCCCCGGAGCAAAGACCTGCCTGACGAGGAATCGCAAGTTCACTTCTTTGGCGCTACCAACATGCCTCACCCGATGGACCCTCAGTCGGACAAGAAGGTACAGATCAACTTTCGCAAATACGACAACGGCGTAATCACTTTCCAAGTGATGGGTCCATTGGAGCAAGTTGCGATTGGTGAGCGCATCAACAAGTTTGGTCAAAAGCAGCCCGAGAAGTATTCTTGGATTGACCCTCGTACCGAAGAGATGGTGTTGCGCCGTGCTGATGGCACATACACGGAAAAAGGCCGTGGCATGTATGCTTACTGCATTGGTGAAAAGGGTGGCGGCATCTGGTCTTTGATTGACCGTGAGTTGCTCAACATCGTCCAGAAGAACGTCACCAATCCGTGGGTCTGATGGAAGATCACGCAACTATCTTCCGCCAGAAGTTGTCTGGACAGGCAGAGACATGCGCTAGAAAAACTCTTGAGTGGTTACAGAAGGATCTTCAAGGAGATCGTGAACTAACCCCTCAGGATGTTTACTACCTTGCCTCTGCTGCCGATTTGTTGTTGACCATGCGTGACCTGTATGGCAAAAAGTGAAGCAAGTGATTACATCCTGCCGATCTACAAGGATCGTGCGCTAAAGCATCTGGTTAAGTTGGCTGGTGGTAAAGCTGCTATTAAGCACCTTGATGCCGAGCAGCTTAAGAAGATGAAGGACGCACGAGATGTCATAGCCAAAGACATGCAGTTCAATACTTTGAAGTGGTTCAGGCCCTTCAAGTATCAGACTGCATTCTTTGAGACTGGCGCTCACTTCACCCGTAGAGGAATGATTGCTGCTAACCGTGCTGGCAAGACAATCGCATCCACCTATGAGACTGCTTACCACCTGACTGGCAGGTATCCCAAGAACTGGAAAGGCAAGGTCTGGGATAAGCCTGTGATTGCCATGTGTTCTGGTGAATCATGGGAGCAGGTCGCCAAGACACTGCAAAGCAAACTGCTTGGATGTGATGACATCAAGCAATCGTACAAATTGGGTACGGGATCTATTCCCCTTGAGTGTATTGACGAGAAGTCATACCGAACAGACGGGGCCAACGTCCTGTCGATTGAAATCTGGCATGTCTCTGGTGGTAAATCAAAACTCTACTTCTCCAACTACACTCAGCAAGTGCGCCATCTGCAAGGTTTTGAACTTGACCTTGTTGTCTTGGACGAACAACCACCAGACGAGATCTTCTCGGAACTTGTTGTCCGTACTGCACAACGGAACGGGCAGGTACTGTGTTCATTTACCCCGCTCAAGGGTATGTCAGGACTTGTTCGTAAATTCTGGGACAAGATAGATGGCTACACCCATATCCGAGTGACTTGGGATGACATCCCTTTCGAGAATGAATGGGGTGAGAAGTTCTTCAGCCAAGAAGAGCGAGATCAACTGTCCCGAGACTTTATGCCTTGGGAGCGAGAGTGCCGAATGAAAGGTATTCCCCTGGTTGGCAAAGGCGTGGTATTCCCATTGCTTGAATGGCCTACCTACAAGGGTATTGATTTTGATCTGAAGAATAACGAGAAGCTGGAACGCCTGATTTCCTTTGACTTGGGCATCAAGAATGACCCAACGGTGATCAGCTTTCTTTTCCGTGATCCTGTGGAAGAAGTCATCTATTTGCACCGCCAGATTAAGGTGGCACAGGGCGAAACTCCAGATGAATATGTCCACTATCTGATGGACAGGGATTCCAAGGGTGTTCCGATAGCTTTGCCTCACGATGCAAGCCAAGCAGGTCGATATACCCTGACAGAACAGTCAGTCCGTGAAGTATTTGAGGATAACTATGGCCTGAACTGCATTCCGGGTGCTATATTGAACCCGGTAAACGATCAGGGCAAGGTAACCAACCATAAGTCCTACGGAATCAATATAATGCGGCTAGGTATGGAACGTGGCACATTTAAGGTAAATGAGTCATGTGTGGATTTTCTTGATGAAGCCCGGAACTATGCCATTGATGAAGCTGGACGATTCAGTGATCCTGACGATCACATTGACTCCGCTCGGATTGGCATCTTGGCTTTGATTCAAGGTCACGGAGAATCTATGGTTAGCCGAGCAAACACATTCCAATACCGTAGACCAACTGCCATTGACGGCAAGGTGCAACGAATATGAATAATTTTTACATTTACGTGCATACGAAGACAACCGATAACAACATTTTTTATGTTGGTCGTGGTGTTGGTGGTAGATGCACAAATGTAAAGAATAGAAATGCTTACTGGAATAACATTGTTGCAAAACATGGATTCTTCTCAGAAATAATTGAGAGCGATTTGACTTCTGATGAGGCCAACGAAAGAGAGATGTTTTGGATAAAAAACTTCCGAGATTTTGGCTTTCAACTTTGCAATCTTACTGATGGCGGTGGCGGATTGGCGGGAAGATCTCGCCCAGAATCTGAAAAGCAAAAAATAAGCACAGCATTAACTGGAGTAAAAAAGTCAGAACAAATGCGTGAAAAAATGCTCGGCAATAAAAACTCGCTTGGGAAGCTTCATACAGATGAAGCCAAAGAAAAGATGTCATTGGCCTTAAAAGGCACGCCGAAAAATGAAGAACACAAAGCAAAACTAAGTCAGGCGCTGAAGGGGAGACCCCTGTCTCCTGAGCACCGTGCTAAAGTCGTGGCTGCAATTCTGGCAAGAAAAGCCAAGAAAGATATGGGGATCTAATCATGTTGGACAAACAGAATATCATCGTTGAGTACATCGAAGCACCTGCTGGTAACAAAGGAATTGTCTTCCAAGTTGCTCACGAAGTGTATTTGAAAATGGTGGATTACTTGCGATTAACGCAAGCCAAAAATACTTTTAACCGACTTTCTGATTATCACTACCTGAATATTGCGGTCAGTAACTCTACTGAACCAATCAGGGGCATTGATTACATCCACCCTGTTGTTACACCAGGCGTTGATTACGCTACAGCCATCATCACAAAATGCCTGATGCCCAACGGCAAGGTGAATTTTGAGTTTGAGCGGTTCAGTGAGATGGACAGTGAGCAAGCCAATCAAGCTACTGAGATGGTCAAGTACATGATCAACTCAAAGAATGATTCTTATGCTGTCATCCGTGATTGGGCACAGGATTCATTGCTCCACAAGAACGGTATTGTTATGGTGTCACCCGTGCGTGAACCCATTACCCAATACAAGGAAGTGGAAGGCACAAAAGACCAACTGCGTGTGTTTGAGACTATGGCTGCCGAGAAGGGCCTGACAGTCAAACGCCAGAACATGCGGAAGATCGATGTGAACCTAGAAGGTGTCATGCAAGAGATCGCCGAGAGCGAAGAATCAACGATTGACACCGCAGCAGATGAGATGAATAGCGCCATTCAGGCCAACACCATCTACCGTGCCAAGTACAAGATGACTGGTTTCTCCACATCTGTGCGAATCAAGCATGTTGCTCAACACTACTTTGTGTGCAACCCCACAATCCCCGGCATTCAAGATCAGGATTTCGTTGGCTTCTACGATCCAATGACAATTCATGAGTGCAAGGCCCAATATCCCTATGTCGACCTTGAGAAACTTGCTGAACACGCTGCCTACGGTCCTGCTGGTGCTTACCAGGCAGGTGCATTGGAAAACGATCTTGCTTTGCATGCTCGTGATTCCACTCCTGTTCCCGGTCAAGGTGTAATTGCTTCTGCTGGCGCTGATCGCTACAGCCGAGTCATCATGTTGACCACAGCATGGATTCGCAAAGACGTTGATGGTGACGGCGAAGAGGAAATCGTTGAGGTTTGCTTCTCTGGCTCGTATGTGCTGTACGTTAAAGAAGTGGATTTCATTCCTTTGGCGGCTATGTGCCCCAAACCCATCACAGGGAACTTCTTTGGCTACTCTCTTGCTGAACGCCTTGTGCCGATGCAGGAATACGCCACATCAATTGCCCGTGCTGAGATGGCTTTTGCCATGCAAGCCTCGACTCCTCGTATTGGCGTGAACCCAGAGTTCATTGATGCCGAAGAGATCCAGCGTGGCGTGTCTGCCATGTTCATCTTGGACCGTAAGTTTGATCCTGCCAAGCACATCTATGAGTTTGGGGCCATGCAAGGTAATCTGGCATACGTCCAGTCCTCCATGCAGCGCTTTGAGTCCGACAAGATGGCAATGATCGGCATGACAAGCCCCAACGATGTCATGAATCCTGAAGTAATGAAGGATGGCAACTCGGGCTTTAAGCTGCAATTGGCTATGGGTCCAAACCAGTTGATCCAAGACGAGATGGTCAAGAACTGCGCTATTGGTCTGCGGGACATGATCTACATTGTCTGGAAAACCTTGATCCAGTATTCCGATGACTACAACATTCAGCAGTTGGCTGGTGTTTGCGCCAAAGGAAAGCCATTCATGGACGCTATCTCCATGAATAACTACGAGTTTATTGACCGTAAGCTGATTAACATCGATCTGGCTTTGGGCTTCTTGTCTGACGAGAATCGTTTGACTCGCCAGCAATTGATTGGTCAAGCTCAACAGCAGTTTGCCCAGTTAATGATGGGCCTTGATCCAAGTGTTCCCGAGTTGTTCATGAAGGCTCGTAGGCCATTTGAAGATACTCTGCGTGTCTTGGGCGTGAAAGACGTTGATGCTTATTTGCCAACTCTGGAAGAGGCCGCTAAGATTATGCAAGCAAATGCTGAGAAGGGTCCTAGCCCAGAACAGCAAGAAATGCAGTCTAAGACTGAATTGAATAAGGCCAAGACCGAAGAGACTATTGCCAATACATTGTTTACGCAGAAGAAAGCGGAAGACATTGATACTGACAATATGTTTGAGGCTTTGGCTGCTAAACGGGGTAAACTTACTTCCGTTCAAGTTGATTAAGGTATTGCAATGAAAAGCTTGGTATTGAATATCCGTAACTATTTCAATCAACGCACTCGTGCGGTTGATGCACACAAGGAGGCCGATGTAACTCGAAAAACTCTAGTAATTGAAAATGGCGAATCTGCCATGCGCCTCATGAAGAATGAGGATTTTGCACTGCTGTTCAACCTTTATCGGTTCAACATGCTGGAAAGGCTTGAAGACAGTAGAGCTGATCCAGAACGTATTGAAAATGCACATTATGTTGCTGGAGTCCGAGATTTCATTGGTTTCATTGAGAAAACTGAATATCTTGGAAAAGTGGCAAAGAAATCCAACACTTAACCAAAGAGAGTTAAACTATGTCAGACGTAATCACGCAAGTGACCGCCACTGAGCAAACTGGGGCTGTGAATCCCGCCGATGCTATCGCTGCAATGATTGCCGCTAACAAGCGTAACAATCCGCAACCCGACAGCAGTTCACAAACTCCAGCAGGACAAGAGGAAGCAAAAGCTGAATCCCCTGAGGCGGCTCCTGTTGAAGGAACCGAACCTGAAGATGGTATTGCAAATGAGTCAGAAACTGTAGATTCGGAAGATGATGCAGAGGCCACCGATGGTGTAACCGAAGCCGTTAACTTCCTAGAGTTTGCAGAGCAGAATCCCGACATGATGTGGCGGATTCCTAATAAGGACGCAGAAGGCGGCTTTATTGAGATCCCTGTATCGAAGGCTGCTGCTATTTTGGGTCAAGGCAGTGCTATCCATGAAAATGCTCGCAAGCTTAAAGCTGAACGAGCCGATTTTGAAGAGTTTGAAACGAAGCGCAGAAGTGAACTTGATGGTTTGCAGATAGGCTTGGAGTTGACGATTGTTCCTCAGTTGCAAACTGCTGCTGATGAACTGATTCAGATTCAAGAATACAACCAGAAATGGCAGCAAATCCATCAAAGCACGGATGATCCTGCTCAAAAGAGCCAAGCTGAAGCGGCTATCCGCCAGAATGCTCAATTGATTCAGGAAAAGTCTGAGTTCATTAAGGCGAATCGGCCTAAAGTTGATCAGTTCTATCAGCACAGGTCTGCTCTTGTCCAAGAAACCTTGGAAAAAGCACGACAGTCCTTTACTGACAAAGAGTTGAGCAACAAGGCAGTCTTTACGGAGATTCGTGAGAAGCTTAGTAAGGATTGGAAAGGTTCTAGCGGTTCATTTGTTCCTGGTGTGCCAAACATCGATTTGGTTTCTAGTGACGAGTACCTGCTGGGTTTGATTCGGGATGGTATGAAGTTCCGTGAAGGCCCTAAGGTTAAGAACGCTGGTGGTTCTCTGGCTGCGGCTAGTCGACCAGTGGCAAAAGCTAAAACTGCTCCCGAGAACGAAGTTGAAAAACTCCAGAAACAGGCAAAGTCTGGCGATAAGAATGCGGCTCGTGACCTTTTAGCAACCATGCTTGCAGCAAATAAACGCAAGCGTTAAACAGGAGTTTTCTGATGTCTACTATCACCTCTGCAAACCTCGGTAACGGCAACGGCTCGTATACCACCGACATCGTGGTCAAAGACCTCGACATGACTGTCTCTAACTACGTTAAAGACCGTACCCCCCTGACCAACATGGCTATGTCCAAGAAGCGCAAAGTCAATTCGACTCTGCACATCTGGCCTGTGGATTACTACCGTACTCCCGCCCTGAACGCCAAGTTGGAAGGCGCTGCTGTGTCTGCCAGCCAAGCTGCTGACAACACCCGTGCTAACTGCGGTAACTACACACAGATCTTTACGACTGTGATTGGTGCTACAGGTACTGCCCGTGCTGTTGAACAAGCTGGTGGCGATCCACAAGCCTACCAAGAAGTCAAGCAATTGACTGAAATCATGTTTGACGTTGAGTTGCAAATGGTTCGTGCTGACGGCGCTTCCATCAAGTACTCCGGTCAAGCTGCCACTCAAGGTGCATCGCCTAACAACGGTCGCCGTTTCGGTTCTTTGTACTCGTTCGCTGGTACACGTTCCGGTAACGAGACAGACGGCACTTCCGTGCTGAACCTGGCTACTTCTGACGGCAACGACACCACCTCGGCTACTGCTACTAACCAGCCTTTCAACGGCTTGTTGAGCAACGCTGGTCTGGGTTACTTCACTTTCGCAAGTGGCGTGACTCTGCAACAGTTCAGCCCTTACCTGTACAAGCAACTGGTTACCACTGCTGAGCAGCGCTTCAATGCCAAGATTACCAACATGGTTGTCCCCACTTCCATGCGTACACACATCTCGGACATGATGCCTACCAGCCGTTCGATCAACCGTTTTAACCCTGCTGACAAGGGCGACACGATTGGTACTTACGAAGGTGACTTCAACTACACCTACCAGATCGATGACTCTTGGGTTATGGACCAAACCGGCGCAGATAACACTTCTGCCCTGTTCCTGAACCCTGACGTTATCCAGTGGGGTAGCTTGCGTGAACTGGGTCCAAACAACGAAGTGTTCAGTTCTGCTGACGCTTCCTTGGACCAGTACATCATGGAAGGTACGCTGATTGTGCGTAACCCAGCAGGTGTTGCTGTGTTGGCTAACATCAGCCCAACTGGCGCTGCTGTGACCGCTCCTCGTCCCGCTGGTCAAGTCCAGCGTTACCTGGCCTAAGCTCTCCGGAGCTTTTCTGAAGGGGCTCCGAAAGGGGCTCCTTTGGTAAAGCATGGAGAAAGCAATGACTGAAGACGAAGACATCAAGGTTAACGAGAAATACTATTCAGAAGGAATTCTGGAGGGCGGTATTGACGGTGTTTTCCGTCATAACGACAAGCTGTATAACGAAGTTAAATCAGGCACTTGGTCACAAACATTCAAAACAGATAATATTGACTATAAAGTCGGTGCTATTGATGGCACACGATATGTTCAATATAACCAAAAGAACGTAGAGAACGTCCGAGAGTTCTGCAAACAGCAACGTGAGTTTTACAAGGTTCACGGCACTGCCAATCCTTTCTTTGCTGGCACTGCTCACATGATGCAACTGCCAAAATGCTTTGCCCATGAGATCAGTTCAAAATGGTTTAACAACCGTCCTTGGGAATTGATTAAACAGGACAAAGAGGACAAGATTCTGTTTTACGCAATCGTGAATGAGTACTACAGCGATTTTGTTTGCCACCCTAGCGGAAAAATCCCACTACCCTATAATCCTGCTGTACCGACCAAATAAGGATGGATCATGTCTCTGTATATTCAATCTGCTAACTCCTTGGTCAGCCGTGTTGCAGGTTGGGTAGGCGCAATTCCATCTTCTATTGGTATCAACGCTACAGCGGTAAACACCACCACAGGTGTTCTGACAACATCTGCTGACGCAACTGCTTTGGTAAGCCCCGGTGACTTTATCAGTCCAAACATCCGTGGGCCTTTTACAGCAATTTTGTCCACAACCAGCACAACCATTACGGTCAGTGATCCTGATGGCGTATGGGCTGATCAAACACTTCCTATTGCCATCTTGAAGATTCCGACTCAATCTTCTATTGAGATCATGAATTGCATTCAGATGGCTGAGTTGAAGATGCGGACAATTGAGCTTCCAGCTTTGCGCTCAAATCCCTACGATCCGAACAACCCTACCATTCTGACAACCAACGCAGAAGGTATGGCTCCTATCCCTGCGGATATGGTGTTTCCGATCTTGTTCTTTCAAGAGTCTCCTCCATCGGACCAACCACCAGGTGCTTCTGCCTTGGGTCCTTGGATTGTGTATGACCGAGTTGGTGACCGTGAAATCATTCGCCGCAGGATGATTGACCAACTGTACATCCGCCCCTTTGGTGTTCCACGAGTTATCCGTGCTTCTTTTTCTGAAGTCGGTCCTAACTATGTGTTTACTCCAAACCCCGGTGATAACGTCACCATCAAGGCGTATTACCAGAAGACATTCCCATTTTTGTTTAGCCCAACTGGCGACACAAGCGATCCGATTGTGCAAAGCAATGCGATTCTTGCCTCGTTTCCTGAAGGTTATTTTTATGGCACTTTGCAGTGCTATTACGACAAAAATAAAAACGTGGAAGAAGCTCAAAAATGGCAAGTCCGTTTTGATGATTCTTATGGTCTGATTGAAGACCAAAACTACAAAGGTAAATGGCGTGGTGGAGATCAACATCTGACTTCAGAGTTTCAGCCACGCAATTACAGATATTCGTTCAAGTAAGGAAACAACATGGCAACCAGCAGCCTCTACGGAACATCTTCCGAGTCCACAGGTTTGTATGGCATTGGTGCTGCATCTGGCGGTACTTATTTTGAATGGTTCATTTTCCAAGACTCAGCTACTGCTCCAGCAACACCTACAGGTGGCTCTTGGAGCTTTAGCACCAACACTGGCACTGCTCCTAGCGGCTGGGTTGTCTCTCCTCCTCCTGCTCCTGTTAATCAGGTTTGGGTGTCTATTGCTATTGTTGACTCTCGCAATACATCGACCTTTGTTTGGTCCATCCCAGGCTTGATGACTGGCTCTGGTTTGCCAGTATTGACTGGTGCTGGTGTCCCATCGTCTGGTACTGGCCTGAATGGTCAGTTGTACATCAACACAAGCACAACCCCTCAAAGCCTGTACAACAAACAAGCTGGCGCTTGGGTGCAGTTGACTGGTTCAAGCATTTATGCAACTGCTGGGGCCAACACCAATATCACTTCTTTGACAGGCATTACTGGTGGCATTAGTTCTGCCACTTATGTCCAGTTGAACACTGCTGGAGATGGCGCTCTTGCTCCCGGCAAACTCCAATGGGATACCACTTGGAATGGCCCTCAAATTGGCTTGGGTGGCGGTAACGTCAACTTGCAGATTGGACAAGAAGAAGTAATTTATGTGTATAACCAAACTGGTTCTACATTGACTGACGGACAGGTTGTTTATGTAACTGGTTCGCAGGGTCAGCGTTTGACTGTTGGGTTAGCTTTGGCTAACGGTGATGCAACATCTGCAACCATTTTGGGTGTTGTTACTGAGTCAATTGCAAACAACTCTAGTGGCTTTGTTACCGTGCAAGGCATGGTAAACGGGTTGAACACCAGTGGATTTGCTGATGGCGCTGTTATTTACGTGTCGCCAACAACACCTGGTGCATGGACAACAACTAAACCTCAAGCCCCACAACATTTAGTCCAAGTTGGATACGTTGTAAAAGGTGGTTCTGGCGGTGCAGGTTCTATTTATGTTTTTGCCCAAAACGGGTATGAACTTAATGAGTTGCACGATGTTCGCATTACCAGTGTTGCAAACAACAACTTGTTGCGATATGACAGCGGTGTTCCTGCATGGGTAAACATTGCAGGTCCTAGCGGAACAATTGTTGGCACAACCGATACTCAGACACTGACAAACAAGTCTATTAGCGGATCTGCTAATACTCTGACCAACATTCCTAATTCGGCCCTTGTCTACGACAGTGTTAACGTCAACGGTGTTGACTTGACTCTTGGTGCTGTTCAGTTGTTGGGTGCTGATTGGATCTTGCCTTCTTACGCTGGTAATGCCGGTAAGATTCTGTCAGTAAACCCTTCAGCAAGTGACGTTGAGTGGAGAGCTATTGCTGGCGCTGGTACTGTTACGCAGATTGATACAGGGACTGGTTTAACTGGTGGCCCCATTACTGCCGCAGGAACAATTTCTATTGCCAACACAGGTGTAACTGCAAGCACTTATGGCAGCACATCCAAAACATTAACTGCCACCGTCAATGCTCAAGGTCAATTGACCAGCATGACTGCTGCTGATATTGCAATTGCCAACACTCAGGTTTCTGGTCTTGGTACGGCATCAACCAAGGACGCTGGTTCTGCTTTGGGTGTTGCCACATTGGATGCTGGTGGTCAGATTCCTTTGTCGCAAATCCCTGCTTCTTTGCAAGGTGGTGTTAGCTACCAAGGCACTTGGAATGCATCAACAAACACTCCCGGTCTTGTATCTAGTGTTGGCACAAAAGGTTATTACTACGTTGTCAGCGTTGCTGGCAATACAAACCTGAACGGCATTACTGACTGGCTTGTTGGAGACTGGGCCATCTTCAGTGGAACCATTTGGCAAAAAGTTGATAACACTGAATCTGTCACATCTGTAAACAACTACACAGGTGCAGTCACTCTGTCTTACACAGATGTTGGCGCACCATCAACCACTGGTACAAACGCTACTGGCACTTGGGGCATTGCAATTACTGGTAACGCTACAAACGTAACTGGTACGGTTGCTATTGCTAATGGCGGTACAGGATCGTCTACGGCATCTGGAGCCAGAACAAACCTTGGCCTTGGGACGATTGCTACTCAAGACGCAAGCAGTGTTGCAATCACTGGTGGTTCTATCAACGGTACAACCTTGGGTGCAACAACAGCAAGCACTGCCAATGTCACAACATTGACGGCTTCTGCTGATTCAGCATTCACCTCAACTGGCGCTGTTCAACTGTCTTCTGGCACTACAGGACAACGTCCTACAGGTGCTGCGGGTAAATTGCGGTTCAACACCACTACAACAGAGTTTGAAGGCTACAACGGCACTTCCTGGGCTTCTGTGGGCGGTTCTGCAATCAGCAACGACACCAGTACTGCGACAAACCTGTATCCGTTGTTCGCCTCGTCGACAACAGGGACAGCGGCAAACGTATATACAAGCAACGCCCAGTACTTGTTCAAGCCCAGCACCGGTGAGTTGAGCGTGAAGGCTCCACGAGCCAGCAACGGCATTGTGGTCAACAGTGCAACTATAAGCTCCAACTACACGATTGCCACAGGGGACAACGGTGGTTCGTTTGGTCCAGTAACAGTAAACTCTGGCATCACCGTAACGGTGTCTTCTGGTTCAACATGGACCGTGGTGTAAAGGAAAAAACATGACTATTGTCTTGAACGGAACAACGGGCATCACCAACGATGGTGGCTACACAGGTGACGGTGTAGTCTTTGCTGACACGACTCCTGCGAACACGCTGGTAACCACTACTGGCGGCAACGTGGGTGTGGGTACTGCTTCTCCTTATGCTCCAAACGGCAAAAACTTAAACCTGAATGATGCTGGCGGGACAATTGCGCGTCTTACGCTTTCTGTTTCAGGGGCTAAGTCATATTCAGTTAACAGCACCTCTGATAGTGCTCTGACTGTCTACGACAACACCGCTGGCGCAGAACGTGCCCGTATCGACTCCAACGGTAACTTGCTGGTGGGGACTACTGCTGCATTCCCATTATCTGCTCCATTTGCTGACGGAATTTCGTTCAGGCCAGGTGGCGCATTTCAAATTAGAGGGACATCAAGCGGTAGGGATATTGGCATTAATTCAAATTCTGGAAGTTGTTTAAACTTCTATTCTTATAACGGAAGCGCAACAGTATTTTCAGGTTCTATTTCTGTCAGTGGAAACACTGCTGCATACAACACATCTTCAGATTACCGCCTGAAAGAAAACATCCAGCCCATGACTGGTGCACTGGCAAAGGTCGCAGCACTTAAGCCCGTCACCTACAAATGGAAAGCAGATGGCTCTGACGGTGAAGGCTTTATTGCCCATGAGTTGCAAGCCGTTGTGCCTGACTGCGTCACTGGAGAAAAAGACGCAGTGGACGCTGAAGGCAACCCACAGTACCAAGGCATCGACACCAGCTTTCTTGTTGCCACGCTCACAGCGGCAATTCAAGAGCAACAGCAACTTATCACCGCCCTGACCGCCCGAGTCGCGGCTTTGGAGAACCAGCCATGATTACCCAAGATCAAGTCAACCATCTCTTTGAGTACAAGGACGGAAAATTGCTTTGGAAAAACTCTAAGCGACCATCCCTTAATGGGAAGCCAGCCGGGTGTGAAGATAGTCCGGGGTACATAAAAGTCACTATTGGAAACAAACAGTATTGGGCACACCGCATAATTTACCTTATGCATCATGGGGAGCTGCCAAAGCTGATAGACCATGCGGACAGAAATACAAGAAATAATTGCATTGAAAACTTACGAGCAGCAGATGCCAGTAAAAATGCGTTAAACAGTCAGCTCAAATATGGCGCAAAAAGCGGTTGCAGGAATGTCACAAAACAAAAAGGCAGGAATAAATTTTCTGTCTATATCAGAGTAAACGGCAAGAGCAAGTTCATTGGAAATTTTGAAGACTTGGAACTAGCCGACTTGGTGGCAAATGAGGCAAGATCGAAATATCATGGCGCTTTTGCATTCAAACAATAACGCCAAGTCAAAACTGGAAGGAACACAAAATGTCTAAGGTAGCAATCAAAGGCGCAAGCACGGGGTCGGGTACTTTTACCATTGAAAGTCCAGCGACAAACACCGACCGTACACTTTCGCTCCCTGACGCAAGCGGCACTATTCTGACCACTGCAACAGCGGGTGTGCCGATCAATGGCCCTGCGTTTAGTGCTTATCAGAATACGGCGCAAACCTTCACCGGGGGAGCAACAACAAAAGTTCTTTTTGACGTCGAGCAATACGACACCAACAGTTGTTTTGCCTCAAGCCGCTTTACGCCAACTGTTGCAGGCTATTATTTGCTGACTTTTAGTTTTTACCGACCCTCCACTTCGGGGGCAGGGGAAGTTCAAGTAGCGATTAACAGAAACGGAATCTACTACTCCGGCGCGGACCAAGTTGCTTCTAACACGATTATTATGAACATGAGCACCCTGCTGTACTTGAATGGGTCAACAGACTATGCAGAGGCGTATGTGTACTTGCAGACTGGAGGTACAACATCTCCAACAGGCGTGTATACGCTGTTCCAAGGCGCAATGATTCGGAGTGCGACATGACCTTATTTGAAAAAATAAAAGCCCTTTATCCTGAGTTGGAGCCAACTGACTTCAGCCCTATTACAGGAACCATCCGCTTGCAAAACGATTCTGACGGCAAAGGCGACTACATTGCTGACTGGTCACACCCCACACTGGCACGACCAACTGAGGAGCAGCTTGATGCCGTTATCTAAAGAACGTCTGCACGAACTGTTTGAGTACCGTGACGGCATGTTGTTTTGGAAACAGACACTGAGCAACGTGGCCCAAAAAGGCAAACGTGCTGGTTGCCTGTCAACAAGCTCTTACGGCTCAGTCATGATCGACAAGAAGGCATATTGCATCCACAAGATCGTTTTCATGATGCATCATGGATTTATGCCAGATCAGGTTGACCACAAAGATGGCAACCGACAAAACCACAAAATAGAAAACTTGCGTCCTGCCAACAACTCATTGAACTCAATGAACAAGGGGGCGCAAAGCAACAACAAGTCAGGCGTGAAAAACGTCTGCTGGAACGCAACACACAAGAAGTGGCTTGTTCAGGTCAACGCTTTTGGCAAGCGGGTCGTGTCAAAAATGGTTGAAGACTTGGAGCTTGCGGAGTTGGTTGCTGAAGAAGCGCGTCGCAAGTATCACGGTAACTTTGCTTGGGGAACATAATGGCTGGCAATCTCGTCATCTCACAAATCAACGGTGGCCCTATTGGAGTCATCAACGCCATCATCAACGGCAACTTTCAAGTCAACCAGCGTGGCGTCTCGGGCACGGTAACGCTGGCTGCGGGTGCTTATGGGCACGACCGCTGGAAGGCTGGAGCATCGGGTTGCACCTACACGTTTGCAACCGTCAACAACGTCACCACGTTGACCATCACGGCTGGCTCACTCATTCAGGTCATTGAAGGCTTGAACCTCTACAGCGGAACGTATGCTCTGTCTTGGTCTGGCACTGCACAAGGCAAGATCGGCGCTGGCTCGTACTCTGGCTCCGGGGTGACTGGCTCCGTGACGGGCGGCACAAACCTAAACATTGAGTTCAACACCGGAACTTTGTCCTTGGTGCAATTTGAAGCTGGCAGCGTTGCTTCCCCGTTTGAGCGCAGGGACTACGGGCGTGAGTTGATGATGTGTCAGCGGTATTTTCAGATGTACAGGAATCAGGTGTCAGCGTACTTGGGTAACGGTAACCTTGCCAGAAACGGCTGGCTTACTTCGTTCATCTACCCTGTAAAGATGCGAATAGCACCAACTGCAACCAATGTTGTGGGACTCGCTGTGGGGAATGCAACCAGTTATGCGTTTTCATCGCCTTCAGTTGTGACCACCGCTGATGGTCTATTTGAATTGTATGGGGCATCTGCAACTGGTCTTAGTTACACAGAGCCATTCGGTGCATATTTCACATCCATTGATCTTTCGTCGGAGCTGTAATCATGTACCAAGAAATCAAATCTTCGGTTACGAATAAAGTGGCTTGCATTAAGCGTTTGGAAGATAACGCAAGCATCCCCATTGAACCAGCCAACACCGACTATCAGGCTTACCTGAAATGGCTGGGCGAGGGCAACACGCCACTGCCAGCTGACACGCAACCTGAGTAAAATCCGACAAAGGATTCAACATGGCTGATTACACCCAATCTTATTTGCAATCTTTGTTTGAATACAAAGATGGCAGACTTTACCGAAAAGTCGTGCGCTCCAATACGAAATTAGGTCAGGAAGCGGGGTGGATTGGCAACAATGGTTACAGAATAATTGGCCTAGATTACAAGGAAATTTTAGCTCACAAATTAATTTATTTTATGCATCATGGACATATTCCAGAATGCATTGACCATATCAACGGCAATAAGCTTGACAATAGAATTGAAAATTTGAGGTCGGCAAATTACATGGAAAATGGCTACAACCAAAAAATTAGCAAAAGAAACAAAAGCGGTTGTAAGAATGTTTCTTGGAATAAGGCAAGAAACAAGTGGGCCGTCAGAATTGTTTATGAAAAATCCAAGCTAAAACAATGGTATGTTGACGACTTTGAGTTTGCAGAATTGTTAGCACAAGAAGCTAGAGAAAAATTTCACGGGGAGTTTGCTTGTCATGGCTGATTATCAAAGATTGCGAACCCCATTCACTAGCATGTCCTTCACACCGGATGTGCCTAGTAACGCCCTTGGAACAACTGAATACAGCAATGGCTTGAATGTTGAAGCCGATGTTCGGGGCATCAAAAAGGTTGGTGGAGAAGAAGAGATTCTCTCTGCCATTCCCGGTAACGTAGTGTTTTATGAGGGTGGCTTTCGATCTGAAGCCACTTGGGTCTACATTGCTGCTACCCGTGAAGGTAAATGGTATATGCTCACTTCTGGTGGAATTACCAACATTACCCCTGGTGTTGGTGCTGACCCAAACGTGGCTTTGTCTGGCTATTCTGATAACGTGAACATCACTGCCTCTTGGGTTGGTAATGTTTTCTTTATCAATGATAATCTGCGCTCTCCAATGTACTTTCTGCCAACAAGGACAGAAATCAACATTTACGACACTGCTCCTGATAACTTTGTCTGGAACTATGACGTTGGCGTATCAGCAACTCGTGCTGGCTTTGTACGCAGCTTCTGCTCACCAAACGTGGGCAACATCCTTGTTTCCGGTAATCTGACCAAAGACTTCACTGCTGGTACTACGGTTAACTACCCAACAACCATTCGTTGGTCACAAGCATTTGCAAGCTCTGGTG